GGTATAGCAAAGGGTGACTTTTACATGAATCAATATTTTTTGGCTCGTAGTAAAAAGGTTCCTCTTGAGGAAATGCACAGGCAATTGGCCGATTATTCTGTTGATTATTCTGAATTGAAGCGTTTGGTAGCGGCCTACGAAAGCTACAAAATGACCAGAAATAAAATTGATTTTACCGACATGATAGAAAATTTTATCAGGTCGGATGCTCCACCGAACATAGAGGCTTTATTTGTAGATGAAGCGCAAGATCTGTCTACTCTACAATGGTCAATGATAGATGTTCTAAGGCAGACGCCACGCATACAGGTTTTCACGGGAGATGACGATCAGGCCATTATGGGTTTTCAAGGGGCTAATGTCGGAGCTTTTCTAAGGGCAACGGAAAAGAAAGTAGTTTTAGACCAATCCTACAGGATTCCACGCACTACGTGGCGAGAAGCACAAAACATTGTTGGCCGCATCGAAGGTCGCGCACCTAAAACATGGCATCCGCGTGACGAAGAAGGCATCATTCAGTTTCATCAAAACATTTGGGATGTTCCGTTGCATGAGGGGGAATGGTGTATAATGGGGCGTACTAACCGGATAGTATCTCACTATGCTCAAGCTATTCGGCAAGATGGTTGGGTATACAGCCGCAATGGTCACCCCAGCATTCCAATCAAGACGTTTGATGCTATTCAATCTTGGGAAGATTGGTGCAAGGGTGTAGCGATTACACCGAACAAATTACGAAATATTTACACTTTTATGTCTGTTTCAAAAGGTTACGCAAGGGGCAATGGACCGCGATCCTCCGCCCTGTTGGGTTTGGACCCAGACGCTTTGATAAGCATGTCTGAGGCAACGGACAAGCTGGGCCTGTTAGTGGATGGTTCTGTCAGGTGGCATCAAGCCCTGGATAAAATTGATCTTGACACGAAGAACTACGTGCTAAATGCTTTGAAAAGAAAGGATAATGTCAGAAGTCCTAGAATAAAGGTGAGTACAATTCATTCGATGAAGGGTGGCGAGGCTGACAACGTGTTGGTGATTCCTGATTTATCCTATGCAGCCCACAAAGAATACTTACACAATCCTGCAACAGAGCATCGGGTATACTACGTTGCTGTAACACGCACAAAAAAGGCTCTTCATATTATGATCCCCCAAACCAACAGGAGTTATGATTTATGAAGCCAGCGGATATTCTAAAGACGGCGGCATCTCTTGTGGGGGGAGACAGGGCCAAGCAGCACGGGGATTATGTGCTTTTACACAAGCGGGTTGCTGATTTATGGGGAGAATATTTGGGGGCGGATGTAACGCCTGAACAAGTTGCTTTCTGCATGGTTTTGCTTAAGGTGGCTCGTAACGAATTAGGGAACCCTAATCCAGACGATGGTATAGACGCTACGGCTTACGCGGCGTTATGGGCGGCAATATCAGAAGAAAAGAATGCGTGAGGATCTCTTTGACGACAAAGTCTGGTTTCCGCCAGAGCATCTTCCCGATCTTTCTGGGGAGAAGATTATTGCTGTGGACGTTGAGACAAGAGATCCTAACCTAATAAACTTGGGGCCAGGGTGGTCTAGAAAAGACGGCAACCTCATAGGAATTGCTGTTGCCGCCTCTGAGTGGAGTGCCTACTTGCCAATCGCGCATGAAGGCGGAGGTAACATGGCAAAAGACATTGTGCTCAGATGGCTCCAAGACCAATTGAACCACGGCATGTCCGTGGTTTTTCATAACGCACAATACGATTTAGGATGGTTGCTTACAGAGGGCATTGAGGTCAAGGGAAAAATACTCGATACAATGATTGCTGCGCCTCTTCTGGACGAAAACAGGTTCAGTTACTCTCTTAATGCACTAGGAGCCACGTACCTTGGTCAGCGGAAGGCTGAAGATGAATTAAGAAGAGCGGCACATCAGCACGGCGTTGATGCCAAGGGTGAAATGTGGAAGCTTCCAGCCGAAAGGGTTGCGGAGTATGCAGAGATGGATGCTTCCCTGACACTTCGTTTGTGGCACGTTTTACACAAGAAACTAATAGAGGACGACTGCGAGAGGATACTGGACGTTGAGTTGTCCCTTTTACCAATGATTTTTGAGATGAGAAGGCGTGGTGTAAGGGTTGACGTTAGCAAGGCAGAACAGACCAAAACTTTCCTTGAGGATAAGGAAAAGAAACTTCTTCAGGAAATAAAGGACGAGACAGACATACACTTGGAGCCATGGAATGCTAAAAGTCTGGCTATGGTATTTGATAGCTTGGGGTTAGGTTACCAGAGAACAGAAAAATCAGATGCTCCCAGTTTTACGAAACATTTTTTGAAGACACATGATCACCCTATTGCTCATAAAATTTTGGAAGTTCGTGAGTACAACAAAGCCAATACGACTTTTGTTGATACAATTCTTAATCATCAGCACGATGGCCGTATCCACTGTCAGTTTAACCAGTTGCGCTCGGATGAAGGTGGAACTGTGTCAGGCAGATTTTCCTCTAGCCATCCGAATTTGCAGCAAGTTCCCTCTAGGCATTTTGAAATAAAGTCTCTTATCAGGGGGCTCTTTATCCCGGAAGAGGGTTGCCAATGGGGTAGCTTTGACTACAGCGCACAGGAACCACGGTGGCTGATGCATTACGCATCTCTTACACCTGCTACGAGGGACAATGAGAAGGTTCAGGAGATTGTAGACCTCTACCAGAAGGACGATCTGGACTTTCATCAACTGGTTGCCGACATGGCAAATGTGGAGAGAAACCACGCCAAGACAATTAACCTTGGAATTATGTACGGCATGGGCATTGGTAAGTTGGCCCAGACCCTTGGCGATATACCTTTTGAGGAAGCCAAGTCTCTTCGTAACGAGTACGACGAAAAGGTTCCGTTTATTCGAGGACTTGCATCGTCTGTTATGGATACTGCATCCAAACGCAAAGAGATCCGCACGTTACTTGGACGTAAGTGTCGTTTTCCAATGCGGGAACTAAAGGGGTACTCAAAAGAACGAAAGGCTCCTATTCACGTAGACAGGCTTGAGGAACGGTGGCGTGATGTCCTGAACACACCTGTTGAGGATAGGGACAAGAACTGGAAAAGCTTGGACCCAGACAGGTATCAGGTAGCTTTCGTCTACAAGGCCCTTAACAGGCTCATACAGGCCTCTGCGGCGGATCAGACCAAGCAAGCTATGAAAGACTGCATGGACCGTGGTCATTGGCCCATGCTCACCGTACACGACGAATTGTGCTTCTCAATAGAGAGCGACGAACAGGTTGAAGAAATCAGGAGTTTAATGGAGAACTGTGCTCCGGGATTGACGATACCGTCCAAGGTCGATGTGGGGTTAGGAGAGAACTGGGGTTCAGCGAAGTAGTTAGTTCAACGGCATGGTGAACTCTACACCACCATAAGTTTCTCTGGGGTTTCTTCTAAGATTAAAACCTAAACTACCCACACCATCAAAAACTTTTGTATTAACCCCCGCCCCATACGCGGTGGAATCCTGACCGCCTTCTATTAAGTTTCGTTGTGCTGCGATATTAACTCTTGTGTCATCCGTTATAGGAATATCTACGTTTCCAGATATATTTCTAGAACGAGGATTCTTTTTGAAATCAAGATTTACTCTCGCGTTTAAATCATCAGGGGAGAGTGTAAAGGTAGTTCCCAATCCCAAACTGTTTTGAACATTTTTAAACTTTCTTGCAAATTCATCCGTTGTTTCTTGTTCGGCTTTAATTAAGGAAGCTCTAAGCTGTTCTGGTTTTATAAGAGTGTCTGTTATAAAGTCACGAGCATTAGGAATCTTAAAAATGCCTTTGAGAACCGTTTGTTTGTTTTTTCTCATTGCTTGTTGTTTAAGCTTATGTCTTTTCATTACTTCATCAGGCCAAGCAGTTAACTGTTGTCTCTGAAAACTTTGAAGAACTTCTATTCCAACAGGAACACCCTTAAAAAATCCGGGAGGAATAACAGCCTTGGAACTGCTTGTTCTTGTTTCAGGAGATGCGGTTTCTGAAAAAAGTCTTTCTTCAGGTTCAAGTTCTGCGTAACGCTGCTGTCTTATTTCTTGTTGACGTAGACGGTTTTTCTCCTTTTCGTCAAATTGTCGTATAATTTCAGCATTCCCTTCGGTTATCTGCTGGAAATCCTGATTCGTTCCACCTTGATTAAAACCAACAGCACCACCTTGCGCCCAGTATCCTTCGCCCCACCCACCATCAGCATCTCCGAAGCCTTCGTCGCTACCGCTATCGTTATCGTCGTCGTAATCCTCATCGACATCAACATCCCAATCAACATCAGTAGGATCATCGTCATCCGTATCGTACCCACTGTCCATGCTGAACTCATCAGAATCCATCGTAACGCCAGCAACACCCTCTACCTCTGCAACAGAAGTGCTGGGGTCAGGGTCGGCTATATCGTAGTCCCAGCCAAGTTCCGATGCAGACATAAGCTCTTGTTCTTCCGGGGCGTACATATGCTGGTACTGCGTTTCAATAGCGGCTTTTTGCAAATCAGCTAACGGAGCTTTGTCGTAAACAGCTTGTTGATACTGTCCCAGTAAACCTAATTTTCCCAACAAGCCTTTTTGCGCCCACCCTGGAACAGCTGATCTGGCTAACTGTCCAACAACAGATGTTTTATTTGGGTCAAGACCTAAAACATCTCTGTCACGACCCGCCTGTTGTTGATAATTATACGCCGCGCTTAAAGCCGACAATGCCGGATTTCCCGTTACAGCACTGGCTATTCCTAACCCAATTGAGGCAGGGTCTACGTCTAGAGTTGCTACGGGATCGCCTATATAATCGACTTCTGTCGATGCAAAATCAACCATCTAACGAACTCCAGCTTTTGCCGTCAAACACTCGAGCAGACTTCCGGTTGTCCCCATCTACTGTATAGCTGCAATGTACCCAGCCGGAATCCGGCACACCTTCCTTGTAAAATTCCAGTATCAACTGGTCAAATTGACAGTTGTCCATGACCCACAAAGCCGTCTCCCTGTTTGGGACGCCCGGAACCTCAAAGTCCACGGCTTCTCCCGCGACATGCTGAGAACTATCGGAAGATCCAATTGCTCGATTAAGTTCCAGACAACGGAATCCGCTGTTAGGCGCAAAAGGTACGCCGTAATGGTTCCTTACAGGTTCCAATATCTTGTCACAGACCATGATCAGGTTTTCAACTTCCATGGACCCTGGTTCATTGGCAATGCCCAACCGTTCAGCCGTAGACGACTTGGTAAGCTCACTCAGGGTAAAGTGGTCGGAGAGTTGCATTATTGATTTGCTCCGACACCCATGAGTTTATCTTGTTCTATTCTTCTTAGTATTTCTGACGCTCCTTTTACGTTCCCTGATGCCGCTCCTCTTCCAAGAACGTCTTCATATTTAATCGTAGGTTGAGGAGGAGCAATCCCCTCTCTTGTTACGGCACCTGGTTGTGAACCCGAACGAATTTGTTCCTGTGCTTGCCTATATCCTTCGCGTACTCCTGATGCGGATTCTTCTAACACGTCACCTATTATTCCGCTGCCAGCAAGTATAGCTGTTTCTGATGCAATAATATTTGCCGCCCTGTTTAAATTATAAACAAAAGGACCGTCTGCTTTTAGTTTAGCTAAACTAGGAAGGTCTGCTCCTGCCGCTAAAGCTTTAGAATATTCGTTAGACCTTACTTTTGGTGAAGTAAGAAGTTTAAGAAGACCGGGATTTCTTAGTGCTCTAGATACAACCATCATTGTACTGGCGGTTCCCACAGCAGCACCAATTTGACCGTGCCAAATGAGAGCCAACAAAGTAAGTGGTAATGTTGCCTGTACTAAACCACCAAATCCAGCAATAGGTGCGTCCGATATCTTAACAGCATTATCTGCTATCTTAATAAGTTGATCGACAGTTTCCTTACCAAGAATGGTGTTAAGTGCTCCGTTTTTATTTTGAGCTTCGATAGCTGATTTAAAACTTTTTCCCCAAGCCCCACTTTGTATTGTTCCTGTTTCAAGACTTTCTTTAACACCGTTTTGAAGAAGGTTGTTCATAACCATGTCTTTCAAACCACCAGGTTCAACAAGCTTTTCTTCTCCTACAACATTTTTTAACCTTTGATATGAACTTGGGTTTTTTAACACTCCATCTACTAACTCCAAAGGACTTCTAATAGTCCCACTACTAATAGCCGAAAGAACAGCATCTTGAGATTCCCGCGCCCCTCTTTCAAAAATCTCTTTTAAAGATTGAATTGAGGCTTTTAAAGGTTGATTAGTTAAGGTTGGTAAAGCCGCAAAAAGCTCTTCTGCTGACCCTTTGCTTATGGAAGAAGCTTTAAAAGTTTCCATAGCCTCTCTCATTAACGATGCTTCAGCCTTTCCAAATAAAGCATCCTGTAAATCATCTCCCAGTTTTATAAACTGATCAGAAAACTGTTGAGGATTAAATTGCTTAAACTGATCTTCAGCAGATTCTCTAGCTTGAGCAATCCAAGTTTTAGCTAGTGAATTTCTAACAGACTGCCGCATTATTTGCGGAGATGCACCGCTTATGGAAAGCTGAGCAAGATCATCTAACTGTGCTAGATAAGATTTCTTTTGAGAGACTCGAAACACATCTGCGGCGGGAAGATCATCTATAAAACCCTGAATCTTGGGAATAACTTTTTCCAAACCCGACGATTTTATTAAATCTTCTGCGGCCTTAAACTGATCCCCGTCTACAAGGCGGCGAACATTTTCAATAATTTCCGTGGTTCCCGGTTGAGATAATTTTTGAATCATATTTGGAGATGGGGTAACAGCATTCAAATACATAGCCAATTTAGGAGCGTTCCCTGCTTCTACAGCTATTTTTAAAACATCTATATTGCTGGTGAAATACCCACCTTTAGCGTTTTGAAGAACAGTGTTAAGCGCCGTATTATTAAATTGATCCTGCCCAGATTTGAAGAATGCATTAGCTTTGTCCCATTGATCGAGTCCTTCTCTAAGCCTCGATAATTCTGAAGGATTGATAGGAACTTTTCTGTAAGTAACACCAGCGCCTCTGGGGGAAAACACAAGCCCAAGACCTGTGTCTAAAAGTTGAGCACCCTGTCCGGCGGGAACAACTTCTATTCGGTATCCTCGTGCAACCTGTTCTGCTAACTCTGATTGTTTAGACAACATTAAATTATCTATAGAACCTATTAATTTAGTTATTCCTCCTTGGGCAGCCGTTGAAACAAGTTCTGTATCTCCCCTGGAAATACGAAGAGCAGATTTTAAATTTTGTAATTCTCCTATAGAAAGTTTTCCTTGAGCGGCTCTCTGTTTAATCGTGTTAAATAAAGATCCGCTATATTCAACAAAAGGATTTTGTTTTCCAAGGTCATCAAGCGTTTTAAGAACGGGAGATATATCAAATAATCCGGCTTTTCCTATGGTTTGTCCTGCAAGATCATATAAATTG